TATTTCCTGTTCCACTTGAAGGTGCAGCAGTAAATGTTAAAGTTGTACCATCAGGTATTGTATAAGCTGCCGTATCTTGTACCACGCCATCTACAGATACAAGAACGTCTTGTACAGAACTAACGGCTGTTGTTAATGTAAATGTTGTATCACTTCCGTCACCATTAAATCTCTGTACGGCTGTTGTACTTTGATATGCTGTTGCTACATCTTTACCTATATACGGCATTAGGTTATCTCCATAATACTCATTGTAGCACTAATTTTATCAGCTACAGAACAGTCTACTTTAATAATATCAGTTGCTTCCAAAACTAATTTATTTCCTGCCATAACCTCAATACTACTTCCTGCTGGTACTGGAACATCTTTTAACAAGTGAGAAACAACATCAGAACTTTCGTTGTCTGTTACTGTGACAGTAGCCGTAACTTGAGAAGTATGTACATTACATAACATTAATCCAAGAACGATTGTTGTTGTGCTACTTGGAACAGTATATAATGTATCTGGTGTTCCTGCACTACTTGGCATTACTGCGTTGTTTTTTAATTTAAATGTATTTGCCATATTTTATCCTAACGCTATTGCTAATGCTGTTGCTTCATTAGACGCTGCTGTTGCGGTTGTTTTTGCATCTAGCTGTGTTTGTATTGCTGATGTCACACCATCTAAGTAACCTATTTCTGTTGAAGTGACAGCACTTACTGAAACATCCCCACTACCATCAGATACTAATGCTCTTGATGCTGTTAAGTCTGCCATCTTACTAAATGCTATTGCCGCACTTGATGATACACTTGCATTGACTACAGCATTAGATGCTAACTGATCTGCACCTACAGCATCATCAGCTATCTTTGCTTGTGTTACTTGGTCATCTGCAATATGAGCCGTATCTATAGAACCATCTGTATAATGCTCTGAGTCAATAGCATCATCAGCTATCTTTGCACCTGTTACAGCGTCTGCATTAATCATTGATGTTTCTACAGCATTTGACTGTATTGTCGCAGTTCCTGTTACATTTCCAGCACCAGTAAAACTAGCAGATGTCCAAACAACATCTCCTGTCATTCCAATAGTTCTGCCTGTAGCTAATGCTGTAGCTGTGTCTGCATTACCTGTTACGTCACCTGTCAAAGGCCCAGCAAAAGCGTCTGACGTTACTGTTCCGTCAAAAAAAGCATCTTTAAACTCAACACTACTACTACCAAGATCTAAAATATTATCAGCACCTGGAGTCAATGCTCCATCAGTTAGTATTAATTGCTTTTCGTTTCCTGCATAAAAATTAATTGTATCGGCTGTTTCAAAATCTATTTTAGTTTGATCGTCTTCACCAATTTTTATATCTGTAGCAAGTAAAGATGTAATTCCAGTTTGTGCTGCATTAATTGTAAATGTTAAATCATACGGATCGCCATCTGAGCCAGTAGAAGTGTCTGTCCAGTTTATATCTAAACCACCACCTTCTACAAATTTAACTTCTTTGTCTTTTGTAATTTGTACTTCTGTACCATCACCATCTTCTAAAACAAACTGCATATCAGCTTTTTGAGCATCAACATAAGCCTTAATTGACTGTTGAGTAGCTAAATGAGTAGCTGAGTCAGAAGTCATATCGTCTTCGTCTTTTATGGCTGTACCACTAACACCAGTATTTAAGACAGGAGAAGTTAATGTTTTATTTGTTAATGTAGCTGTTGAAGTTGCTGACACTAAACGAGCATCTCCACCAGTGCTTGGCAATGTTAAAGTATTATTAGCACTTTCAGAATGAGGTGCAGCTATGATTGTTTGTCCGTGTGAATTTGCTTCGCAATTTAATACAATCTTACCTTGATTAGTATTTCCTTTTATAACTACTTTACCTGTGCCATTTGGTGCAAGATTAATGTCACCATTACTAGCAGTAGCTAAATTACCAGAACCAAGTGTGGCACCATTAATTGTTGGTGTTGTTAATGTCTTATTTGTAAGCGTTGCAGTTGAGGATGTTGATACTAATCTAGCGTCACCACCAGTGCTTGGCAGTGTTAAAGTATTTGAAGCACTTTCTGAATGTGGAGCTGCTATAATTGTCTGTCCATGACTATTTGCTTCACAGTTTAATTTTATAGCACCTTGATTAGTGTTTCCTTTTACGACTACTTTTCCAGTTCCGTGTGCTGCAAGATCAATATCTTGATTAGATGTTGTAGTTACAATATCTTGCCCACCTAAATTTAAATTACTAGCTAATGTTCCAAGACTAGTTAAACTAGACGCTGTTACTGTTGAATTAAGTGTATTGCCAGTTAATGTTCCTGCCGCAGCAGTTACAGTTATATTTGCACTTCCATTAAAACTTGTTCCGTTAATTTCTCTAGCATTTGCTAACGTAGTGGCTGTGGTAGCGTTTCCAGAAGTATCTTGATTTCCTGATGCGTTAACACCCGGTAAATCAATATTACCTGTGCCATTAAAGGATACGCCACCGATTGTTCTGGCATTTGCTAAAGCAGTAGCAGTATCAGCGTTGCCTGTGACATCGCCTGTAATATCACCTACAAATGTGCCGTTTATATTATTACTTGCATCTTCAAACACTGCCTTGTCAGCAGGGTAAGTCATAAAGATACTTCTTGTACCAGATGACCAGTTAACGGCATTATTAGAGTTAGAACTTGCTAATATTGTGGTTCTGGCTAATGTAGTTCCAGAAGATGCAAACGTGCCTAACCCAACCTCAAAGTCAGTATTGTCTGTGCAAACATAATATGTTGTATCAGCGTTACTAAGGTTAGCAGTAAAAGTTTCAAAACCACTTACTGCACCAGCTAAAACGTAGGCATCAGAGCTTCCCGTAGTAGTTGTGGTTTCTTTAACCCTATCCTTTATTACTAAAGCCATTATTTCAACTCAATAGTTAAATTTGTTGCGTTAATTCTAAATATGTCACCCTCTGCTAATGTCTTAGTTGCATCTAATGCTCCAATAAACAAAAAGTTACCAGAACTAGAAGCATCGTTAATAAACACATGGGTTATTGTTTGCGTTCCACTATCTGTCTTAGCATTAAAATCGATTGCACCTGTATTCTTTGCAGTTTGTTGGTTTGCTGTAGGTGAAACAAGATCCCAAGCAGTTACTTGTTTTCTTTGATATCCACCAAATGTTGCTTCTGTTACAGATACAGAACCTGCATCTGCTGATTCACCTGTGCTATCAGAAAAGTTTGAAACGGCAGTAGCCAATCCAACGTATATGTTACTTCCTAATCCGTTACTATTACCACTACCAAAATTAGCACTGGATACTTGTGCGTTGTTATTAAATATAAAATTTAATATCCTATGCTCTAAATAAGTGGTTGCTGCATTTGAGGTTGCCATAATCTATCTCCTATGTTCTTTGCCTACGGGGTAACCCCTGCCTATAAGCATCATTGTTTTCTCTGGACTCACCAAAATCCTTTAAACGACTCACTTCTTCCATAAATCTTCTTTCGTACATTTGTATAACATCTGCCTCTCCTTTCATAAAAATATACGCTTCTACGAGCGATCCGTAAAGTAAAGCATTAATCGCATTCTTACTTAACCAGGATGTTGTAGTATCACTTGATATGGAGGATATGGCAGAACTATGTGAAGTATTAGAACCTGTTATTGTCTCACCAGTTGTAAATCCAGTTGAAGGTACAATAATCGTTAGTTTATTTGTGCTGTCATTTTTACTTTCAATAGTTGCTGTAACTCCGCTTGACGAACCAGTTATTGTCTCACCTACTGAAAAACTTGAAGCCACTCCAACAGTTAATTCGATTGTGCTATCAGCTAAACTTGTTGGTCTGTAATAATAATGTAGCTCAACTGGATAATTGCTATTAGGTGTAGGAGATAAAATAAAATTATCTACATCAAATCTTGCATAATATCTGGGGACACCTGTTACAGATGGATTAGGGTGATATTCTTGAACAAAGTTTACATCTTTCTCTAACAGAAAAACTAAGTTACTTGAAACTGTTATTGATAAACTAAAAGGTGAGAAAAAGTCTGTTGGAACAGACAAGAACCTATCCGAAGAACTTGTAGCACTTGTAACATTTTTACGAAAAACTTCAAAATCAATCATTTTAAAAAGACGATTTTCTGTAGATCGAATAAAATTTCTTAAATTAGAAACGAAAGTTGTTTCATCGTTTTCTGTGTAATCTTGTATGGCACTCTTTAATGTTGTTAATGTATAACTCATTTAACTCTCCAACGTCACAGGTCCAGCAGATGCCACTCCACCACCACCAGAAACATTACCTAATGTAGCAGTAGCACTCACACTAATTGTGTACTTATTTGTATCTACCACAGATTGTATTGTAAAGCCAGATGAACCTTGCAAGGTAGAACTTGATATACCATCAAAAGGTGCCACATTTCTAAATCTAACAGTATCAGATGCAGATCTGCCATGTGCTCGTTCCGTTACTGTAACTGTTGTTGGATTACTGCCGCCTGTTCCAGTTTTAAAAGGATTATGTGATAAGATCACAGAAACAGAAGGCTCCTCTCTATCTGGTCTTGCATCTTTTATAGCCTCTGCATCAGCAGTTTTAACTCTTAAATCTATTTGAGGATGTTTTGGTTCAAACTCATCTTTACCTACAAACAAGCCGTTCCACTCTTTTCTCATGTCTTTTAAACGATAACGAAAACCAGACCTATCAGATATACCATATGAGTTTTTGCCTGTTGCAAATCGTCCCATCAGACACTCAAATATTTAATATCGGGAGTTAAGGTTAATGCAACTTTATCTTCATCTTCAGCTGCTGCTCTTTGAAACTCTTCTTCATACACAGATTTTAGTAGCTGTGTTCTTTCGGGAGCACGTTTAATTGATAAATAATAAGATAAACCTGCTACCATGCAAGGTAAAAATCTAAAAGGTACATCAGATGTATTTTGTAAGGTATCTGCATCTTGTATTCTTCTAACATAAAAATACTCTAAAGTATCTGTACTGTTCTCTGGAGTAGGCCATAAAAATATTTTTGGTGTGACTTGTCTATCAAAATAATATTGTGAGGGTCTTCCTGTTTGAGTTTTACTCGGTAAATTTAAATACTCACCTCTTGATATCTTAGACATACTAAAATCTGTGCCACTTCTTCTAAGCACAACTTCTAACAAATCTGTGTAATCAGAAGTAAAAGTGTAACTAGATGTTCCGCTTGTAAGAGCTTGTGTTGCTGAGTTTACTGTCCATAAATTTAATCCTCTGTTTGCCCACTCAGAAAACATAATATTAAGAGAACGTCTAGCTGTCCTCGCATCATAACCTGTTCTAACTTCAAGACCGCATCTTTCGTATGCTTCCTCTACAATCTCTCCTACATCTAAATCAAAGTCTCTTGAATCTGAAGTTGCCATTTAATCCTCATTATACAAATTATCAAAAATTTTATTTACATCTAATGTATAGTCTAAATCAGATTTTGAATAATGTATATGCTGTGAAGGTAAAAAATCTGGAGCACCTTCACCTGTTTCAAACCATGCTGGATGTGTAACACGAACTCGGTTGTTTGGCAATGCTACAATATTACCTGTCCATTCACCTGCATCTATAAGATACATGACATGACTCTGTTTGTGCTGTGCGGGATCATCAGCAATTTCACTATCAGTGTAATCCACTGTAAATAAATACTTTGCTGGATAAAAACTTCCACCTATTTTTGCTAACCAGGGACAAGGTGTTGCTCTATCTAAGGTGTAAACTGCATGTGTATGGGAGGGACAATCCCAAGGTTGAGCATTATATACGTCCATAGGGACTGGCCACTCCTCTACAGGAATGTCAGCCATCAAAGCAGTTATAGGCATTCTCGCCCACATAGCTCCCCCATGAACATTGGGGTCATCTGTATCATCTGTTTCTGAACCAGTAAAAATTACTTGAAAGCTTAAACATCTATTAGGCATTGTTGTTACAGCAATGGCCATAGCGTGTAAAAACTCTCCGTGGTATCTAAGATGATTACAGGTATATTCTCTTCTCACCCAACATTTAAAGTGAGGAATATTACTCTGTAAATAAGGCATTACTTCTTAGTTTTAACTAACTTATAACCTTTTTTCTTAGCAGCAGCTCTAATCTTAGCAATAGTCATAGTTGCTCCGCCTTTTTTCATGCCTTTGGTTTTTACTTTACCACCTCTTTTCATGCCTTTGGTTTTAATTTTTCCACCATTAGCGTAGCCTTTTTTCTTCATCATATTTTTAACTCCTGTAGTTATTTGTTTTGAAATATTTGAGCGTGATATTGTCATTTAAACCAACTCATTGCAAAGTTAGCTACAACGCCAACAACACCACCCAAGGCCATCATAACCCAAAATCCACCTCTCCACTTATCAGCAGTGGCACGAAGTTGAGTTACATCCGTTTTTAATTCTTTCATATCGTCTTGAATAGACTCCACTCTTTCTTCAAGCTTTGCCAAAGATATCTCAAGTCTTTGTGTTTGAGACATCTTCATTTTTAGTATTCTTTTCTAAGATATAAAATTATTGTATATGTGTCACCACTTGAATGACCAACAGTTGTAAAATTTATATCACCTGTTACACCAGATCCAGCATTATTAGTAATGCCTCCAAATGAAGTATAATCATGATGACCAGATTGATTCTCACCTAACTGAATAGCAAACGCATCAGTAGATGCATCAAATAATATACTAACTTTCATACCAGTACACTGCCACCAGATCTTTTGTATTGAGACACCAGTACAAGTACTTCCATCTGTACCAGTTGATAAACCACTTACATCAACTTTAGTGACGGCACTTTCTCCAGTGCCATCACTTATATTAGTAAGTTTTATAACTGCATATTTTGGACCATCAAGAATGGTTTGGGTTGAAACTGCATCAGCCATTTCGCCCTCCTAAAATACAGAATATTCTAATTCAACTGTAAATCTTCCAGCAGTTATATCAGCATTGACTGTAGTTGTCGCTCTAGCATACAAGTGCAAGTTAGCAACTGCAGCAGTCACGTTTGGAACAAATATATGGTAGTTACCAGCAGTATTATTAAAATTAACATCAATTTCAGTGATAGACTGTGTAGCACTTAATTGTTCATTAAATGATGTTACACCTGCACCTACTATTTCTGTACCACTTACGGCTGCGTTTGTTGCAGTTCCACTTGTAGAACTAAGTGCTAAGTTACCAGCTAATGTTTGTCCAGCAGCAGTTGTAATACCAATTAAAGCTCTGTGTATAAAAATTTTACTTGGAGTCACTAGTCCATCAGGTGCATCTGCATTTAATGTTCCTAATTCTACTAAACAATCTCCGTCTGCGTAAGCAGTAGATGCTGCATTAGTACTAGCTAATGTTCCAGCAAATGATTGTATTTTACGAGTTCCTAAAGATACTAATTGTCCAGTTGAGTTAACTGAAAAACCAGTTTCTGTCACAGCACCGCTTGTGCCGTCCTTATTAATTACATTGAATCCACCTTCTGATCGAACTGGACCCGAAAAAGTTGTGTTAGCCATGTTAATTCTCCCGTCTTGGCAAGTGTCAATCACATTATGCGATTGTCGGTTAATTATTTATATAATGAAAAAAGCCAGATTGCAATGCAACCTGGCAAAGTTTTTTCTATTGGGAGGAAATATTGAATGCTTATTACAATATATCTAATATTAGACCTACCACAAATTAAAAAGGGTGGCAAGTGCCACCCTTCAAATCCCAGAATTTATTTTTAGTTATGCACCTGGTGAACCAAATACACATCTTGGATCAGAGAATCCAAAAGAATATCTCTCACGAGCTTTGTATCTCATGTTTCCAGTATCAAAGTCTGCTTCCATACCAGTTGATAAAGCTACACGCTCAAAATGTAAGAACCCACGAGGAGTATCTGTCAAGATGAAGAATGCATCTGTATCAGTTAAGAAATCATTTACCACATAACCTTGAGGTAACATGCCTGTAGTTTTAAGGGCATTTAAATCATTGTCAGAAGTACCAACTCTTAATGCTGAGTTCATAATTCTTTCCGCAACAAATTGTAATTGTCTAGGAACAATTAATTTAAGACCTCTTAATGCTACAATAAGACCTCTCTCATCAACAAAACCTGCAATCTTAATTAACGCATCTTCAAGAGATGTTTCATTAAGGTCTGCTGCAGTTGAAGGTTCATTCGCAAATGTCGCTCCAGTTGTTAATGGGTGATCTGTTGCACAGAGTTCTTTACCATCACCACCAGTTACAGTGCTATCAAACGCATTGTTCAATACAGCTGCCGCTTTAACTTGCTTAGTGTGTGCCATTGAACGTGCTAAAGCCTTTGTGTATCTAGCAGAAAGTCTGTCATAAAGATTATCTTCTACAGCTTCTTCTGTGATACTAAATGCTAAAGCAATAGTCTCATGGTTATACCTTGCAGTATATGCTTCATTTGCATCGTCAAACGCTACTCCAGTACCTTCCGATTTAGTCGGTGCAGCACCAAAGCCAGATAACATTACTTCTTCTTCAAATGATCTGTCTGATGACTCTGTTGTGAAAATTTCAGAGTGTTGGTTTTCATATCTACCATACTCCATTCCAAAAAGAGCATTAAGACCTGGCTCTAGCTCTTTAGATAATTGTGCTCTACTTATCGCCATAATTAATCTCCTTTAAGAAATAGCTGCATCAGAATCTCCAACAGAACTGAAGAAGATGTGATTGTTAATTTTAACGATATAATTTACCCCAGCAGCAGAATGATCTGCATTTGTAGGATCATCGTGGATACCCAATATCATCAAAGGATTAGACGGATCTGAATCCTCTGCTGTAGATATATCGATCTGAGCAGTTGAAATACCACTAGTAGTGTTCCCTGCTGCACCATTTTCAAGTTCTACTGTCTTGAAAATATCTGCTCTAGCAGTTGCCTTATTGGTATTTGTTCCATCAGATGCAACAATATATCTTTGCATAGGGTTATCATACACAAATGCTTTTATATCGTGGTTAGTGTTTGCTGACCCAGAACCAGGCCATGTGTTAGAAAACTTTAGTTTTCCTGTTGTTGCGTCAACATATTCACAACCTGCAAAAACACCTAACAACTGTTTTGTATCACCAGTTGCTGAGCCTATTGCAACAGTTCCACCCGTTAATTCAACAACAACAGGTGAACCTTGGAATATAGCTGAAGCATCACTTGCGATAAAGTATTGATTTACTCCATCAGCAGTAGTACCGCCAAAACCATTAATTGGTTTTAAGCCGAATTTTAAGCTTACATTAGCCATAATGTATTACTCCTAAATTAAAATTAAAATTTCATTAGGATTCACCTTTTCGGTTTCCTCCAAATGTTACACGACTTTGCCTCTCCTTTTGGATTGGCATAGAAGGATGTGACTCCTTCATTAAGTTTTCATCTACAGCCGTCATTTGGTTGCGGGTTCGACCCCGGTAATATTCGTTTCTTTCCAATGCCGTCTCTTCAGGTATCCTAGCCAATATCAAGCCTCCTTGACCAATCACACCAGCGTATTTACCTTCCGTAATTGTGGAAAAGTCTTGATCAGAATATTCGTCAGCACGAACAGGTTCCCAACCTTCTCTTAATTTAGCGTGGACGTTCATTTGATCCTCCTCGCCTCTAAGATTGGTTCTTATCCATCTCTGTCTATATCCCTCTGGTGGTTTTGGAGCATCAAGTCTGCTCGGTGGTGACCAGGGTTTTCTACGGGTAGCGTTTTCCCGTGAGTTCGCTTCTCTTTTAGTTCGATCTGTCATAATCTACTCCTTTACATACTTTGCGTACTCTTCAAGAGGTACGTTAAGTTTTTTAGCGATTGCCACCTGCGAAGGAGTCAACCTAACAGTTCTGCGTCCCTGTTTCTTGCGTGAAGCGGAAGTGTCAGCAGGAGCGACCCTGGCACTTCCTCCGTTTGCTCGTTCAGTTGTAAATTTGTCTGGGAACAAACCTTTTAACTGACGATCAATCTCATCATAGTATTCATCAGAAGAAAGGTCAAACCCTTCTTCAGATAATTTTTGGTGAATGCCCATAGCTGTACTTGTCATCACTTGATCTTCACCAAACCATTCATTCTTTTCTGCCCAAGCTTGTGCCTTTGGATCAACAGGTGCTGCTTGAGGTTGTGCTTGAGGTTGTGCTTCATTCTGAGGTTGATCAGAAATCTGTTTTGCTTGTGCATCTTGCCTATCTTTCGCTATTCTATGACGTTCTTGTTCTATAGAAATTTTTGAAAGTGCCTGTTGTGCATCAAACATTTTATCAACATCACCGGCATCGTGAGCCTCTTTATAGTTCTTTTTTGCCTGTTCAAGTTGAGCATCAAGCCTTGTACCATACTCAGAAATATAGCCTTGATCTAAATTTTTTAAGCGTTCTTTGAGTTTTTCATTTTCTAAGGCTGCTTCCTGGGCCTTCCTCTCCGCTTCTTGCTTGGCTCTTTCTTCGTTTTTGTATTTGGTTGTGAGCTTTTTGATTCTATCTTGTGCCCTTTTACCAACATCTTGTAGTTCTTTGTCATCGGAGTCTTCTGCTTTTTGTTCAGACTGTCCAGAACTAGGTTTATCTTCTGTCTTAACATCAACAGCAGATTGATTAGTTTCGTCCAAAGTGACTTCAACATCTTTTTCCTCTTCAGTTGTTTCAATTTTTTCTTCAGCTAAATTTTCTGACATGTTTTATTTCCTTATATATGTTTAATATCTTCTGGATCTAATATCGTAGCTATAACTTCATCATCGTTAATAACACGAACTTCCATATCTTCTAATGAAAAGCGTGACCCTGCATATCGACCTATGCAAATCCAATCACCTTCCTTGCACCAGACTCTATCTTCTTCAAATACAGCAGGTCCAAACTTAGCAGTATCTTGATACGCTAAAGGTCCAACTTTAAGGACATATGCAACAACTGTCGCTAATGCTTCTCTCTGTCGTATTTGATCTGGTATAATAACACCCTTATCAGTAACTTCTTTACCTTGATAAGGTGCAACAAGAATCCTCCAACCAGTTGGTTGAGGTAGTCTTTCTTTAAATGATTTATCTAAAAGAGTAGGATCTAATACCCTCTCTTCTTTTTTAACATAAGCTTTTTCTTTATTTTTCTTCTGAAGTATATGATCAGGTACTAATAATGTCTTGGGCATCTTCGTAATTCTTCTCCAACAAGGACTTCATTTCCTCCTTTGCGTAGGTTAAGCCTTGTATCTCACCTACAAGAAGTCGGTAGTTCTCAATATCTTGAATACCACCAGATGTTAAGATCGTAGCAATATCTTGCTCACGTCTTTCTAACATCTTATATACATGTTTTGCGAAGTCTGCAACATCCATCTTGTATTTTTTAATAAACTCCAGAAAAGTTATTGCCAGAAACTTGTATAGAACCACCATTAGCTTTTTTCATTATAGGTTTATCTTCTACTTTTTTATTTGATTTATCGCCTAACATTTGAAAATCTTTTTTAGTTAATCTGCCATCTTTATCCATATCAATTTTACTTTGATTACCTTTTAATTCGCTCATTTCTTTCTCCTTTTTCTTAAAACGCTTTTTAAAGTTTTAGCTTGTTTTGCATGTAACTTAGATGCCTTTTTTAAACCCTTAATTACTTTTTTTATTTTTCTTTCAGCCATTATTTACCCTTTTTATTTATCATTTGTAAACCTTGCTTACCAAAGCGATACCCAAATGAGCTGCCTATTATAATATATAACATATTCGCAAACCAATTTGGAGTTGATTCCTCTAAAAATATAAACCCTTCTTTAACAAATGGTTGTGTCCAAGGCAAAAATGAAGCTACAAGGATTGCTCCAAAAATTAAACTCCAAAATTCGTCCTTCCAACTCTCACCCATCTGATTTGTAAGAGCCTGCTCATTAAGAAAACTAGATGTGGCCTCAGTCTCGTAAACCTTCGCTTCCGCTTTGGCTTTGGCTACTTTAACTTCTGTTTCGGCTTTTGCTTTATCAACACGGCCTTGTAACCACGTTCCAGCGAGAGAACTTATAGGGCCTATAATTGCATTTAGCATATTTTACTCCTTATTTGGCGAGAGATACTTGCAGATTAACTATAACATAACTCATAAATTAATTTAAAAAGATTTAAATTGAGCAAATATCTCTCATAACTGGTGAGGAAGGCAGGCACCCCTGCGAACCCTCCTCATATATTAACATTTCCATCTTCTCCTAGCTTGTCTCAGTCTACTATTCGGATCTTTTGCTGCTTTTGGAAACTTTTTCATCTGTCCTGCACTTCTTGCACAAAATGATTTACGCCTTTTTGCTGCTTTACTACCTTTTTTTACTTTACCAGTGACAGCAGTCTTTAATTTACTGCCAGGATTATCTCTTCTGTACTTTGCAACGCCTGCTTTTGTCATTCCAGCACCAGATTTGGTAGAACGAAAGTACTTTTTAGTTTTTGGTGGTTGTTTATCCCGTTTTCGTGCCACGTTTCTTCCTTCTAACTGATTTTACTCTCCTAGGCTTACCTGCTGGTTGTCCTAATCTCTTTTTCTGGGCAATTCTTGTTCTTTTTTCTGTTTTTGTAAGTTCTTTTGAGGTTTTTGGGGTCTTAGACGAAATCCTTTTCGAGGGACGACAATATGGAGTACCCCGTTTCTCACCTTTCTTTCTCCCACAGGCCTTCCCCGTGCGAACATCTTTCCAATCCTCCTTAAACCAACGCTTTAACGCCAATCCTTTTTTAGTTTTTCGTACAGCCACTAAAAAATCCTTGTCTTTTTACGCCTATTTTCTCTTACAACACCACATCCATTGGCTATAAAACCACCATTTTTCAACGTGATGATACCACCTTCTGCTGCTTTTTTTGTTTTCTTCTTTTTACTTGAATTTCCATAGTTTGCAGCACCAACTTTTCTGCATTTTGCAATAGCTCCAGAAGCATAAGCTGATGGAAAAACCTTATAACGAGATTTTACTTTGTAATAACAAGCGTCTTTTGCCATAATTACCCCTTTATACTTTTAGTTATCCATAAAAATAGTGCATATACAACTAAACCATATACTGTAGCGATCCCAATATCAACTAAATGTTCACGCATATGATAGATGAATTGTATACCAGCTTCAACATCACTACCGCCACCTTCGGTAACATTGATCGTTTTAGTAAAATTTTCTACATCACTAACTGTTTGCTCTATCATTTATTTTTACCTTGCAAATATTTAGGTGCTTCATTGTTCTTTATTTTTAGGTACTGTTTTAGGTACGCAATAAGCCTTGACCCAAATTCGACTATCCCCAGCGAGTGATGGGTCATAGTTTTGTGATCTAAT